CGCTTCTGTAGCCGATGGTTCTGGCTTTGTTCCTAATCCGAAGCTAGCGTTTATCAATCGCCTCACTTTGGAATTCGAAATTCATCCGAATTCTACTTGGGAGCAGAGAGATATGATGCTATGGTTGGCAAGTTCATTAGCGTTAGCAAACGCTGATATTGCAACTTTAGTGAAAGACAATAAGCAGATATTCTAGCTTGTTGCGTCCTTCTTTTTACTAACTTCAAATAAATGGAAACCATTATGAACACTACTGCACTGAAACAGAAAAACAAGTCTTCTGGAACGTTTGTTCCTGGTCGTAAAGACAAGGGAGGTTTGAAGCAGACTAGAGGTGGTGCGGAAAGTTTCGATGTTTACAAACACATTGAACATGTTTACAAACAATTCCGCGGAAACAAAGTTGCTGACTTCGTATTGGAGATGTTACATTCCGATCCTATTAGGGTTCTAGAAATAGAAACGAAGTGCAGTGACGAAGCAGTTATGTCGACTCGCGAGTTTGCCATCGATTACTTTTTACGTAATTATATTCGTAAATTTCCTGATTTTCGGGAGCATCACGTTTATAAAAACAGTAGTAGAGAGTTTAAGACAGCACCAAAATTGAAAGCTTTGGAAGCTTTTCACTTAGCTGAGCGCGAATGTATGAAAACGAACGTCAGACTAGCCACATTATTTACCACTGGTGAAGTTGAATCTTCCACCAAGAGAGTAAGTAACGTGCTACATAGGGCAAAGTCCATTATATCGGGCCTGCTCTTTGTTGACGATTGTTTCTTTTACGATGAGTTACAAGCTGGATGTAGGTGGTCAGGAGGCAGTACAACGTCTGTAACAAGACAAAATGCTGCTGATGCGACCTATAAAGTGCGAGAGCACACAATATCTACAAGTACGGCTGCAAAGAAACATTTTTGCAGTGCGGTGAAGGATGATTATGCGTGGTTACAAGCTAATCCACAGAAATTCGAATTTGTTGACGGAAACGTTACACTTTTGGATAGTGCATTTAGTATTGTTGATTACAATAACATTATTACCGTCCCTAAAAACGCGAAGACCGATAGAACGATAGCCATAGAACCAAGTGCAAATATTTTTTTACAACTTGGGGTAGGCGCGTTTATTCGGAATCGTCTTCTTCGTGCAGGTATTGATTTGCGAAAACAGTCTAATAACCAAAAGGCTGCTAGCTTGTGTCATAAAAATGGTCAGATGACCGTTGACTTAAGCGCCGCAAGTGATACTATTAGCTCATCGTTGGTAGAATTTTTACTTCCTGATGATTTATTGTCTTATATGGCTGATCTCCGTTCTGTTAATTACAAATTGACATCAAGTAATGGCGAAACCACCATAACTCCTTACAAAAAATGGAGCTCTATGGGTAATGGTTATACATTTGAACTTGAAAGTTTGATCTTTTATGCTCTCACAAAGAGTGTTCAAGAACAGCTAGAATATGAGGGAGAAGTTATGTTTACAACGAAGAGTATTCTGGTATATGGTGATGACATAATTTGTGATCGTGCTAACTACAGCTTCTTAATTGAAGTCTTCAAAGTTTGTGGTTTCAGGATAAATACTGAAAAAACATTCCATGAGGGCCTATTTTTTGAAAGTTGCGGACGGCATTATTACAATGGTCACGACGTGTCGCCAGTTTTTTTGTTTCATTCCGTTGTTTCCTCTCACGACATTATGCTGTGTTATAACACACTTATGAGGTTTGCTCTGCGAACTTGTGATGGAGGACGATTCATGTATTCGCCACAGGAGATTGCATATCATTATTTAGACCGAAATTTCATTCAATGTGCCAGCTATGCTAGGCATATTGCGATGGAGTTAGGAATATTTAATAAATATGTAACAACTTTTTATGACGAAGACAATGATGGTTTTGTGCATCAAAGCACACAAATTCGGGAAG